GAGACATAGTTGACAACGCTATCTCTAACATTGTCATACCTGAAGGCGCTACTGCAGAAGAAGTACGACAGCTAATTCAAGAAGCTATTGACGGTATACCTGAGGGTATATCTTTGTCAGAAGTTAGCGACGTAGTTAACGAGGCTATTGCTAACATAGAGTTTCCTGAGGGCCTGTCAGAGGGTGACGTACGTGGCATTGTAGACAGCTTTGGGTTTGCTACCTCAGAAGAAGTACAGGCTGGCTTTGATGACCTTAATCAACGTTTTGAAGACGCTATCAACGGTATTGCTACACAGTTTAGCGACCAAGAAGCAGAGTTCCTAGCTAGTATTACAGGACTTGAGGCTTCCCTAATCCAATCTCTTGCAGCAGTAGAAGGTGGGCTTAGTGCTGAACTAGAGATGCTAGGCACTGACCTAATATCTTTGCAGGAAGACGTAGCAGGACGTTTTGATGAGTTTGAAGCGTTTACGTCACAACAGTTTGAACTTGCAGCTACTGAACGTCAGCAATTACAGCAAGCTATTATTGCGGCTAACGGTGACATTACACAGCTAAGTGCTGACATGCAACAGATGTTTGCAGATTTTGGTGGTACTATTTCTGATCTGTTTGCTGGCGTAGGCGTTGACATTGAAGCACTACAGGCAGGACAGATAACGCAGCAGGAAGCACTAGACCAACTGCGTACGTCTATAGGCCAGCAGTTTACTACGGCACAGGAAGAGCGTCAGGAACTACAACAAGCAATTATAGCCGTCGGTGGTGATGTAAGCCAGCTTAGTGACGACATGATGCTCCGGTTCCAACAGCAAGACCAGACCATAGAGGAACTGTTTGCTGGTACTAACGTAAACATTGAGGCACTGCGTCAAGGACAAATATCACAACAAGAAGCTTTTGACGCTTACCAGCAGTACACAACAGAACAGTTCGGTCAAGCACAGCAAGACCGTTTAGCACTAGCTCAAGAAATAATTAGTGTTGGTGGTCAGGTAGAAGCTCTTAGTGCAGACAGTCAACAACGGTTTGCTGAACTAGGATTGTCTCTTGCTGATCTGCAAGAAGAGTTCAATGTAAACCTGATTGGTCTACAAGAAGGACAGATTAGTCAGGCTGAAGCGTTTGGTCAATTTAGAGACAGCGTTACTACACGGTTGGGCTTGGCAGAAGAAGAACGTGAAGAAATACTAACACGTCAAGCTGAGTTTGAAAGAGTTTACGGTGAAGAGCAACAAGCACTGCAAGAACAAATCATGGGCGGCAACGTACTAACTGCTTTAGCTGCTGGGGGTATGTTTGCTGCTCCTGCTGCTCCTACTAGAGCGCCTTACGAAGAATTCATGAAAGGAATCACGTATCGTCCTAGAGAAGCGCCTCAGCTTGCTATTAAAACACCAGCCGTAGACTACAATGAAGAAGCACAAAAATTATTAATGCGTACCCGTAGACGAGGAATGTTGGTATGACGTATCTTAATTTAATGAACAATGTACTACGTCGGTTGCGCGAAGAAGAAACCACGTCAGTCACTAGCACAACCTATGTCAAAATGGTTGGTGACTTTATCAATGACGCTAAAAAGGTAGTAGAAGAAGCGGCTGACTGGTCTGCCTTGCGTGAAACCATTGTTGTAACTACTACTGCTTCCGACAACAGTTACTCATTGACTGGTGGTGGTGACAACGTAAAAGTCATGTGTGTCCTGAACGACACTAGCAACTTGTTCATGGACTATCAGACAAAAGACTGGTTTAACGAGCAGTTGTACATTAGCAGTGCAGCAGAAGGTGCGCCACGGTACTACACGTACAATGGTTTGGACGCTAGTGGCGACACAGAAGTACTTGTAGGCCCAACACCAGACGGTGTGTACAGCCTTCGGTTTGACGTAATCAAGCGTCAGGCCGACTTGAGTGCTAACAGTGATTCCTTGCTTGTACCTGCAATGCCTGTGATTCACTATGCCGTAGCTTTGTTAGCCCGTGAACGTGGCGAGACAGGCGGTACGTCTACAGCTGAGTACTTTAGCATTGCTGATAAGTTCTTGTCTGACGCTATTGCTATAGACGCAGCAAAACACCCTGAAGAGATGGTATTTAGGACTATTTGATATGGCTCAACAACTGCAAAGTATCAATCTTGTAGCCCCAGCGTTCAAAGGTGTTAACACCGAAGATTCACCGTTGGCTCAAGACCCGTCGTTTGCAGAAATTGCAGACAACGCCGTGATTGACAAACGTGGTCGAATTGCTGCACGTAAGGGCCACACTGTTGTTACTACAAACAAAACTGTCCTTGGTACTGACTCGTTAAGAGCTATCAAAGAGTTTAAGGACAACGCAGGAAACACTAAGATATTTTCTGTAGGCAACAACAAGATAATCAGTGGTACGACTACGTTAGTTGACGAGACTCCCGGTAGTTACACCATTACTGCGGACAACTGGAAGATTGTTAATTTTAACGACAAAGTCTACTTCTTCCAGCGCGGTTATCAACCCCTTGTCTATGACAACGCAGGAGGCTCTGTAACCACGCTCAGTAGTGTTTCTGGTGCGGCTGGTGTCACAAGTGCCATGTACGGCAATGAAGTTTTAGCGGCTTATGGAAGGCTCTGGACGGCTGACTTTAGTACTAACAAGTCTACTATTTATTGGTCTGACCTTTTGATCGGCCACGATTGGTCCGGAGGCACTAGCGGGTCTATTGACATTTCAAAGGTGTGGCCTGACGGGTACGACGAGATTGTAGCTTTGGCAGCGCACAACGGTCTTTTGATTATCTTTGGTAAGCACAGTATTGTTGCGTACCAAGGAGCAGAAGCCCCAGCTACGATGACACTGTCTGACACTGTGTCTGGCGTAGGTTGCGTAGACAGAGACACTGTGCAGTACACAGGTACTGACGTGTTATTCCTGTCACACACAGGACTCAAGAGTTTTGGTAGAACAATACAAGAAAAGTCAATGCCTATCAGCAGTTTGTCTGGTAACATTACTAAGGACATAATTGCTGCGTTACAAAACGAAGATGAGTTCTTTAGGTCTGTGTACAGTCCTGAGGAGGGCTTCTACCTGCTAACCTTTACTGGTCAGGACGTAACATATTGTTTCGACGTACGAAGCACTTTAGAAAACGGAGCTTATCGTGTGACACGTTGGCCGTCTACTAAGTTTACGTCATTTGCAAGACTAGAAGACGGTACGTTATATATCGGTACTAGCAACGGCATTAGCACGTACACAGGCTACAGTGACAACGGAAGCGGCTACAGATTCAAGTACTACAGCCCAAGCCTTACTTTTGGCGATAGCTCTAGAGTAAAGATTTTGAAGAAGTTGAAGCCGACGCTGGTTGGTGCAAACAACGCGACAGTATTTCTTAAATGGTCGTACGACTTTGACACGACTTATGCTACTGCAGAGTTTACAGTAGGTAACCAAATTACTGGATTCTATGGTGAGAGTGAGTACACCACGGTAGAGTTCACAGCAGGACAGTTGACCAACGCAAGGTCACTTAATACAACAGGGTACGGAACAAGTGTGCAAGTAGGGTTAGAGTCAGAGATAGATGGCTTTGCTTTGTCACTACAGGAGATTAACGTAATGGCTTTGATAGGAAAGCTACTTTAAGGGAGTAAAACATGTCTAACGGATATTCATCAGAAAGCATAGATGACATGATTGATAATACTCAAGACGAGTATAACATTGGTTATGGCTCTGATGTTCTTAGCGCTGGCATAGGAAGCAGCGGCGGGGGTAATAGCTTCCTCGACATGTTAGGAGGACTTGGGTCGTATTTATCTCAACCTGAAGTACTTCTTCCAGGTGTTGTCGGTGGACTACTAACAGGCGAAGCCTATGGGCGTCTCAGCGACATAGGCAGACAAGCCAGAACAGGCGCTGAGGAACTTGCGGCTACGCAACTAGAGCAGACACAGTTTAGACCATTTACTGTGACTACTGCTACTGGCGCTGGCATGGGCACTAGGGTTACTCCTGAAGGTGGCATTGAAACCACTATGGGCTTGTCTCCACAAGAGATTGCTTTGCAGAATCAACTCTTAGGAGGCGCTGGTGGTTTCTTTGGTCAAGCAGTACAACCTACAGTAGACCGTGAGCAAGCTATCTTTGAGCGTATGCGTAGAGCGCAACGTCCTGAAGAAGAACGCCAACGTCTTGCTACGGAAGAACGCATGGCTGCACAAGGACGCCTTGGTTTAAGTTCTGCGGCGTACGGTGGTGCTACTCCTGAGTTGTTGGCACAACAGACGGCTATCAATGAAGCACGTAACAGAGCTATGTTGGCAGCAATGCAGCAGGCACAAGCAGAGCAAATGCAGCAAGCTACTTTGGGACAGGCGTTCCTTGGCGCAGGTTACGTACCACAGCAGCAACTTATGGCGGCTACTCAGCCTGCACAACAGTTGGCAGCATTACAACAACAGGCACAGCTACAGGGTGCTGGTTTGTTTGGTGAAGCGACTATGTCTGGTCTTGAGGCGCAGTTGGTTGCAGAGCAGGCACGAGCTAACCTCTTGGGTCAAACAGGTGCTGGTCTTTTGTCAGGCGCTTTGACACCTAGATCAACAGGAACTTCTAGTTTGATATCAGCACTAGGCAGTATATTTGGAAGGGACTAAATAATGGCTAAGTTTTCACAAGAGTTTTTAAGACAAATGGCTACTCCTGCTTTCGGGCAGGGGATGTTTACTGCTGCAAAACAAGCGGCACAGCTTCCTGCACAACTTAGGCAGCAACAACAGATGCAACAACAGCGTCAACAGTTAGCTCAAATGGATCCCAATACTCCTGAAGGTTTGGCTGAATTGGCTCGATTTTATCAGTCTCAAGGAGACATGGCAAACGCAGCTAAGTACGCAAAAGCTTCTCGTGATTTAACTGAGACTTTAGCAACTAAAACTGCATTGGGCGTTGAACAAGAAAATTTAGCTTTGAGGGCAGAGGCTCTAGGCTTGGCCGATGTAGCAACACGAGCTAGAACAGTTACGGACAGAAAGTCTTTAGATTCTATTGCTAACGATCTTAGAACAATGGAAAGAGCTAAAGTAGGAACACAAAGCATTCCTGTACGGCGTAGGTTGGCTGCTGCTGCTGGTATTAGTAAATCTCAGTTTGATGCGCTTGGTCTAGAAACAGCTTCAGATGCT